GCGATCGTCGCGAAGACGAGCGTTTGGATGGGGAAAGTTAGCGCAGACCCCATAGACGCGAACTTCTTCAACAGCACGCGAGTGCCGTCTGGAAGTTCGCTTGTCATCGAGCGGCAGGCCAAGATAGCTCCGAGGAGATACTTGTGATCGCCGAACAACTCTTTGACAAGACGCAGAGATATGCGGTCACTGGCCTCAGAAAGGTCAATGGTCGCATGGGAACCTGTTCTGGAACCGGCTCGCGCCAGTTCCATATTGGGCTCCCTGAACTCGAATGAAACGTCGTCGGTCTTATACATCCAGCTTGTAAACATGGCCGCGAGGCCCTGCTGAACAAACTGGTTGTAAACCGGCTCGATGGATATGATTCGAGGTGTCAGCGCCGTTTTAGGCACAGCAATCACCCTTGCGGGTGGTTCCTGGCCAGGGGGGTGCAGAATCAGATCGTCGCCTTCATTTGCGAGATCATGATTAAGGAACTCCGTGGAACGGAAGAATCTTTCGAGTCTTTCCGTCCACTCCTTGTTCCGCCACTTGCCGTTAGACGTAAGTGGTTGGGAAACTGCACCGGGTCCGTGTTTTGCGTCGGGCAAGAAGCCCGTACGGAACAACTCCCTCTCCATCTTGGAGAAGGAGGGACCCCAGAATCGCCTCGCCGTTTGCCGAAACTCACGAATGAGTTCCGGTGGAATGACTTGGCTAATCTGATTGTCCGTGTTGACGTAACCATCAAGAGCCTGTTGGACACGAATGTCCGAAGGTAGCTCTTTCAACTTCCCCTGCAGAAGCAGGATCTGTCGGAGAGCCTTGATGGCGTCCGTTTTCGGATGCAATAGCAGCACACCTTCATCGTCGAACACTAGCGCCCAAAAGCCGTGCAAGAAGCGCGGCCTAGTGTCTGCTTTGGATCTCGCCGTTGAAAGCGGGATTCCGAACAGACTCAGGCGTTCCGCACCCATCGAGGCCTCGAAGGCCTTTCCAAGTGCGGGTAGCCACTCGGTGAGAACTAACTCACCTTGTCGTTCGATTGACGACATCAATGTTGCGATGTCGTGTGAGGTGTCAACGCCCAGTAGCCGTCCTTGATGTTTGAGGACGGCTACATGGAGGTCAGACTGGCTTTTCATACTGTTCTCCTTTCAGGAAGCAGTGATCCAGACTATGACTTGCACCTAACCCCCGGACCTTCCGGGGGCTAGTCTGTCAATTCACCGACTTACGCGAGGTAAATGCGTAAGTGACCATGATACCGAAGACGCCACTGATGGATGCTGTCAGAAAGATCAACATCATCCAGAGGAGCGTCGGAGACATCAGTTCTCTCCAGCGGTCAGCTTGATAAGGGCTGCGTTGGAAGAGGCGGTCAGGTGGTTGAACAGTGCCAGCGCGAGCTCCTTCTGCTCAGTTGCAGAGAAGCCCGACGGAGGCACATCGATTGTCACCGTAATACCACCCAGAACCAGGACGTTAGTCGTGGCGATGAGTGGATCGGTAACAACCTTCGAGTAGGTCAGACGCGCCGTGTGGCGCGTCCTCTTACCGTAGGTAGTACCGATGGTGAGGACGGTCTTGGCGTCGTAGTTGGAGAACTTACCGAGCTCTCCAACCCCGTTCACACGGGGCAAGCTAACGACACCAGGGGTGGTCCCAATCGTGACAGACTGGGGATCGGCGAATGCCATGGTTCCTCCTATATTGAATTGATTTTCAGTTGTGAGTGATCATCGCGCCCGAGCAAGCCCGAGAGCGACTAGGACAGCCCATTGATTCGCGTTGAGCGAACCGAGAGCTGTGCCGAAACCGTAAGGTGAGGCCTTCAGCCTTACCTTGTGGTCAATTCCGTACTGAGTGATGAAGTTGCCCGAAAGCGCCTTCATCGTGGAATTGATCACAGGTCTCTGCCATGCTCCTGATGCCGCTTCGCAGCGGAAGGTTGCATAGGCATAGTTCAGGATGATATTCGACATGTGAAGAGAACCTAGGTTCTCCATCACTGATCCGATATTAGCGAACCAGTCGATCAACCATGACCAGGGTGTCAGATCCCAGATAACCTGAGGTGTAAGCTTCAGGCCCAGCAAATCATTCAACTGATCCAGATAGCCATTATTAGTGGCGTTCGGGACCAGCGATGTGTTAAACCGGGCCGTGCAGCGAACATCTACAGTTTCTCTGGCCGTGTACAGGACGGGGATATTGTTAAGCGTGGAAGTGTTGATCAGAGTCTGTCCTACGACAGAATTCAGACCTGGCTTCCCTGCTGCAAATCCACCGAGCGGAGCGAAAAGCCCCGCACCCGTCAATCTACTGTTTGCGCCTTCGCGCATTCCGTAATGGGTCCACAGTACACGTTCGAAAGTCCGTCGTGTGTTATCCTCAGGAAACATAAGACCATCTATCGTCGCTAAGACTTGGATGGCCGCATTGATATCCTTGAAGATGGGAGTCCACGCAAACACGTTCTCCAGGTAAGCAGCGCCAATGGCACTACCTGCTTGGGTAACACCTGAAGCACTTCCGTGCTTCAGGAGGTTTATCGTGGTGAAATGTTTACGGAGCTGATTTAACAGCCCCGGAACATCTCCCCTGATCAACTCAAGTAGAGTTGTCAGAACACTGGCGTGCGTCTTGATCGGGTTCATCTGCGTGATAGCAGACGTTCCTATGGATGTGGCCAAGGCCATATTCAAGGGACCCGAGACGCCGCCGGCGAACTCCGGAATTCCTTTCGAACCTAGAAATCCGAGAAAGTTCCTGAATGGGATGGTGTTTTGTCCCAGGGAACCATCTGATTGGATCCAAGCAGTTCCGTCAGCGCAAGCGTTGACGAAATTCTTAGTGACCCCAGATGAAACCTGACGCGCCGTGTTAGGCGTGCCAGATGCTCGTATTTTAAGGTTGGAGAACTCGTTTCCCATATCCGTAGTAACGAAATGGGATGGAGCTTGAGACCCACCGCTAGCCCTTGCGAGCTTGTCGATGGACCTCTCGATGAATGCCTTGCGGTATTCAAGCATCTCCGCCAGACTTGCCCCTTTCGGGGGTGAGTACTGGTCTCGAGGATCCGGTTTATTCGAATCTGATGCCCCACCTGTTCTGTACGAGTACGTATACTCGAGCAGGGTTGCGCTGTCAACAGAAACGCTTTCGCTCCCACCTGAGAAGGTGGCGGCGTACTGGCTCGCGAACGAGCCAGATTGCCGTCTGTTGACGACGTAGGGCATGGTTGCACCTCCTAAGGTGTCGACACGAGG